AACAAGGATTTTGAAGCCATTTCGGTTGAATTGCAATCTATTGATCAAGAAATAAACACCCTTGATCAACAAATTTCAGACAAAGCGGCCGCCGTTCGTTCTCAATATGAAGGTGTTCAGGCAAAGCAAAACGAAATAAATTCACTTAAATCCCAACAACAAAACGTTGTCTTTGCTGCAAAAAACAAGGCCCAAGATGATGTATTTAAAAGCAATGCGAACCGCCGTGAACTTGAAAATAGTATTCAGGTCGAAAAACGCAACGCCGAAAACTCACGTCGTGCAAAAATTGATTTGCAAAGAACCGTTGACAATCTGAAGGGGCGAATTAAGGATACCAACGAAAAGATTGATTCACTTCGTCAAAGATGGTACGACGAAAATGCAAAGGAATACACCGTAAAAGAAGGTTGTCTTGTTTGTCCTGTTTTTGGTTCTACTTGTGGCGATCCGGCGGCAATAGGAAAACATGAAGAAGCCCAAGAAAAAGCAAAAAAGTCATTCTTTGAAACCCGTGAAAAGAATCTTGCAAAGATTGACGAAGAAGGTGAATCCCTTTCCAAAACATTGGAAAACTTAACCAAGCAACTTGAAGCTTCAGAAAAAAACCTTCGTGACCATATTACAGCGATTGAAGAATCGGAAAGTCAAATTGGTCGTCTTCAGGATCAATTAAACCAAACCCCGGTTGCAACGGTTTCCCCGGTTGTTGCTGAAGAATTACCCGAATGGCAAACTATTGAAAAGAAGATCGCCGAAATAAAGGCCTCTATTCAAGAAATTAAACCCGTTGATGTTTCTGATTTGCAAGCGCAAAAGAAGGTTCTTGTCGAAAAAAGGGACGCTTTGAAAGCCCAATTGTCCGATAAAGATTTAATTGTTAAGTACAATCATGAAGTTAAGGTATTAGAAGAAGAATCAAAGAAGCTTTCCCAACAAATCGCCGACATTGAAAAGCAAGAATTCACGATTTCCGACTTTACCAAAGCAAAGATTGACGAATGCGACCGCCGTATCAATGGATTGTTTTCGATTGTCAAGTTCCAATTATTCGACCGTACAATAGAAGGTAATGAATTCGAAGCCTGTATTGCAGCCAATAACGCCGGGGTTCCGATCGCTTCTACCAATACGGCTGAAAAGATAAACGCCGGGTTGGATATAATTAACGCCCTTTGCCGATTCCATAATGTAACGGCCCCTATTTTCATAGATGGTCGTGAATCAGTAAATCGTCTGATTGAAACTAATAGTCAAATTATCAATCTTGTCGTTACAACCGACAAGTCATTATTAATCAAATAATTCCGCAACATTATGCAAGATCAGTATTTAATCTTTGGCGGCGAAAGTTCAGTCAGCCGCACACGGAAAGGTTGTCACCTTACCGTCAACTTTAAGCATGGAAACGCTTATTTATCAACCGATTTAAAGAATGTCATATTCGGTGAAAATGCCAAACATGGTCAACTTCTTATTGTTTGCAGTCAGATAGAAAAAAATTGGTACATGGCAAAAAGCAATGAAACCGGAAACGGATTTGAATGCAAATTGAATGATCCTGAAGTAAATACTTCGATGCGTATCAACGGGGCGCAAAAGGTTTTTGAAAAAATGGCAAAAAGCATGAATGTGACTTCTGAAAAAGTGTCCTTCAATGTGTCAAATACCCCGATTGAATTTCAAAGTCTTAAACTTTATAAAATAACTCTTTAAAAATTCCGCAACATGAAAAAAGAACAAAAAAGCGAATTCATTTCCAAGATGGAAGGTATCGCAAAACAAGTAACTGAATTAGTGCAAGAATCTGAAGGCCGCAAAGGTTTGATTCTTATTGCAACCGACAACGACGGTGAAGGAACCGGGACGATAATTGCATGCGCCGGGAATGGTGGTGAAATAATCAAGGGCTTGTCTGAATTTGCAATGCAAGAATCAACCGCTCCAATGTTTGCCGAAGCTATGAAAATAGCAGCTATGAAGAAGCTATTCAAGATGATTGGTGAAGATTGCGACGGCAATTGTGATGAATGCGAAAAAGAACATAAAACCGAAGAAAAGAAAGGAGAATAATCATGAGTGCACCAACTGAAATTCAAAAAATGCCACAACAAACAGGGGCTGTTTCTTTCAACTTCTTTGATCCGGTTCAATTTGAAACCATGCAAAGGGTATGCAAGCTTTTTGCGAATAGCGAACTTGTTCCGGACATGTACAAGGTTTCCGAAAAAAACCCTATTGAAAAGGCAATGGCCAATTGTATGATTGCGATTGAAGTTGCACAAAGAATCGGCGCAAGCCCTTTGATGATCATGCAAAATATGATTATCATCTATGGTCGCCCTTCATGGTCTTCCAAGTTCCTTGTCGCAACCGTCAACACGTGCGGACGCTTCAATCCACTTCAGTACCGTTTTACCAACTTGGGCCGAATTGGCAAAGTTGAATATACCGATTATGTTTGGAATGATCGTACCCGTAAGAAGGACGCCGTTGTCAAGACATTCGACGGAACTCAAATTGATAACATTCAATGTATAGCATTTACAACCGCTAAAGGATCAAATGATATTCTTGAATCGTCGCCAATAGATGTTCGTCTTGCCATTCAAGAAGGTTGGTTCACCAAGAACGGTTCTAAATGGCAGACTATGACAAGGCAAATGTTGATGTACCGGGCCGCTTCGTTTTGGACGAATGCTTATGCACCTGAATTGTCGATGGGTATGAAAACCGAAGATGAATTGCGTGATATTATCGACGTGGAATATGAAGACGTTACCGATCGTGTTGAGCGCACAAAGTTGGAAAATGCCAATAAGGAACCTATCAACATTGATAATGCCCCGAAAGCTTCAGACAAAGAAGCTGATCCGGCCCCGGTAAAAGGTGATTCACCTAAGGAAGACGCCCCAAAAGCAGACCCCGGAAATACCCCCGGCCCTGAAGGTACTTTGTTTAACGACGGCCAACAAGAAGGCCCCAAAAAGCCTAAATTCTGATGCAATTAAAGGTTATTGGATCGTCAAGTAAAGGGAATTGCTATATTCTTGAAAATGACAAGGAAGCCTTGATTCTTGAATGTGGTGTTCCCTTTATGGAAACGAAAAAAGCAATCGACTTCAACTTGCATAAAGTATCCGGGTGTCTTATCACCCATGAACATAAGGATCATTGCAAAGCGGTTGAAGATGTCTTGAAAGCGTCCGTTCCTGTATATGCTTCAGCCGGAACAATAAAAGCAATGAATATTAGCGGTTATAGTAAACCGAATATTGTTGAAGCCGGGGTTTTATATACGATTGGCAATTTCAGGGTCTTACCATTTAATGTGATGCACGATTGCGCCGAACCTTTAGGGTATTTGATTCAGCACGAAGAAACCGGGAATATCTTATTTGCAACGGATACCTACTATCTACCTAACCGCTTTCAAAACTTGTCAAACGTGATAATAGAATGCAACTATCGCCTTGACATCCTTGAAAGGAATATTGCAAAAGGAAATATTCCCGCCGCCCTTAAAAACCGGACACTTGAAAGTCACATGTCTTTTGATACATGCCGGGAAGCCTTACTTGCAAACGATTTGTCCGCCGTCAACAATATCGTTTTGATTCATTTATCCGACGGCAATAGTAATGCGAATGAATTCCGGGAAGACATTCATAAAGCAACCGGGAAAAGGGTTCACATTGCGGATAAAGGATTGATTTTGAAATTTAACAAAACACCATTTTAAAATGAATCAATGTTATTAAACGCTTAAAATTAAAATTATGCAAAAGTCACTTGGTAAAGAGTATGCCGACGAAAGGCAAAGAGTTTCCTTCTTGAAGGATAATTGCGATTCAGTCGAAGAAAAGGGGTACATGAAAAGATACACCCCGGAACAAATTCAGGCAATGAAAGAACAACTTGCCGAAACTTCAATCAAGATCAATGATATTGAAACCGAAAAGAAGGAAGTTGTCAAAGAGTTTAAAGCCCGTGTTGATCCATTGCTTGATGAACGTAAGGAGTTATTGAAAGGGATCAAGGAGAAAGCCGAATACACTAAAGAAGTTTGCTACAAGTTTGTTGATACCGATGAAAAAATGGTCGGTTTCTATAATGCAGACGGCGACTTGATCGAATCTCGCCCGGCTTCACCTGATGAACTTCAGGGAACAATCTTTCAAATAAATAGAAAAACAGGTACAAACGATTAATTTTTAAACAGTTATGACAAAAAATGAATTAGTGAGCGCAATCGCAAAGCGTTCAGGTATTAGCAAAACAGATGTTGAACATGTAATCAACAATTCTTTGAATGTGATCCGTGAAACGGTGGCAAATGGTGATTCAATTATTATTCGTGGGTTCGGAACAATTGAACCCAAATTGAGAAAGGCCAAAAAGGCCCGCATTATCGCAACGGGGGAAACCGTAAATATTCCGGCCCGCAAGGTTCCAACCTTCAAACCTTGCTTCAGCTTCAGACAAGAAGTTCAAAACGGGAAAGTATTTGAAGGAAACAATTTTTAATCTTTTTAAATTATTGAAAAAATGGAAAACGAAAAATTTCAAATCAACCTTGGTGAAGGTACTACAAAAGCCGAAATTGTACTTCGTGAAGTAAATGAAGTGAATGAATTAGAGGTAAAAGCCCCTATAAAAACCGCCCTTTCCGGTGTTATTGGTGCGCCCGTTGAATTCTTACGTCGTCGATTGGATCAACCGGATCAGATCAATCAAAAGCGTTGTCATGTTCTGATCAATCGTGAAACATTGACAATTAAACTTGTGATCAACGAAAATGATCAGTACACCGAAGGTCAAGTTCTTGGAACCTTGGAACAACACCCTAAATTCAAGGAATTTGGAATCAATTCCGGTAAATGTTGGGAACCCGTTGAATTGGGCCAATTCTTCAAAATGAATCGTGCCTTTTTCCCTGACAAATCTAAAAACATGGCACTTGTTACCCAACTAAAGAATTATGAAGCAACCGTAAATTCAAAAGTTGAGCAGCAAAAAACCGAAAAGGGTGACTTCAAAGACAACTATTCCGGCGTGGTTAATTCTAATTTGCCCGAATCGTTCACCCTTGATATTCCATTGTTTAAGGGCCGACCTTCTGAAATGATTGAAGTTGAATTCTATGCTTCAATAAGCGGCCGGGATGTTGCACTTCAATTGTATTCACCCGGTGCATGTCAAGCATTGGAAGACTTAAGGGATCAAGTTATCGACGAACAAATCCAACTTATCCGTGAAATTGCCCCGGAAATTGCAATCATTGAACAATAAATCAAATCCCCCGGTCTTCGGGCCGGGGGTATAAACTTACCGCAACATGAATAATTTAAAATCATACTTGGACGAATGGGTTGACAAAATTAATACCCCGTCTTTTATCGAAAAAGACCCGGTTCAATTTCCCCGCCGTTATACTTCACTTCAAGATATTGAAATTGCCGCTATTTTAACGGCAACAATCGCTTGGGGAAACCGTCGAATGATTCTTAATTCGGCCGAAAAGATGTTCCAAATAACAGGCCAAAGCCCCTTTGACTTTGTTATGTCAAAAGGTTATGAAAGTCTTGATCCTAAAGCAAACATTCATAGAACGTTCTTTCAGGGTGATTTGACTTATTTATGCAAGGCCCTGAATCATATATATACCCAAACAAATAGTCTTGAAGGCTTCTTTGAAGGCGATGTTTGGCGAGGTATTGAATTATTTAAAGATATAGCATATACCGTAAATCAATCTAAAACTAAGCATATTTCAGACGCCGCCGGATCGGCTTGCAAACGCCTTCATTTGGCTTTGCGTTGGCTTGTTCGTAATGATGGCATTGTTGATCTTGGTGTATGGAAGAATATATCCCCGGAATCCCTTTTTATTCCCCTTGATATTCATGTATCCCGGACGGCCCGCACGCTTGGTCTTCTTAATCGTAAAAGCAACGACCGTATCAGTGTTGAAATATTGACCGACAAGCTTCGTGATTATTGTCCTGAAGACCCGGTAAAATATGATTTTGCATTATTCGGAATAGGCGAATCAAATAATTACTAAGATGGCAAAAGATGTTTTTTATTTTACGCATGATTTTGGTGCAAGAAACGACCCTAAGTTGTTGGCCGTGTCAAGAAGGTACGGACTTGCCGGAATTGGTCTTTATTGGTGCGTGATTGAAATGTTATATGAACAAGGCGGTTCACTTGAATTGAATTCGCTTGATTCAATAGGATACCAATTGCACGACGACGATTCAATAATAAATTCCCTTGTGAATGATTTTGGATTGTTTGAAACCGACGGGAAAATGTTTTGGTCGGAATCTGTCAATAAACGTCTTGACCGAAGGGCTGAAATTGCCGGGAAAAGAAGACAGGCAGCACAAAACCGTTGGAAGGGTTCAGAAACCGCAAAGGAAGGCCAAGAAGAAGAAAACGAACCCGAAGGGGTAAATATACCGCCAAAGGATGAAAAGCCCACAGAAGGCAAGAAGAAGGGCAAGGAAGTCGATTTTAATGCGATTGTCGCAATGTATCACGCTGAATGCCCTTCATTTCCCCGTATCGTTAAAGTTTCAGAAGCCCGCAAATCAAAAATCAGAATTAGACTTGAAGAAATGAAAGGTGATTTTGATGTGATTAAAAAGGTTTTTCAAAAACTTGAAGCTTCCAAGTTTTGCCGGGGCGATAACAAGAACGGTTGGAAGGCTTCTTTTGATTGGATTTTTGAAAATGAAAAGAATTGGGTCAAGGTTTACGAAGGAAATTACGACAATAAAATCGGCAACACTTCGGCCCCTGACAATAAAGGAGTGAATGATATATGGAAATAAGCGCAATACTTGACAGGATAAAAAAACAGGGTTTTTTTGATTCCGTGAAAAGGTTTCAATATATGCCATATCAAATTGATTATGCGATGAAAGTTATTGAAGCTATCGGAAAAGATCGGAACCCCAAGTTTTCTATTGATGAAGAAAACCGATTCTTATACGAGAATTTGATCCGATGGGTACACGGTGATCCGGCTTTTCAATGTATTGACCCGGAAACTAAAAAACCTATTCCCGGAAGACTTCAGGCCGGAATATATATCGCCGGAAACACAGGGACGGGCAAATCATGGGCTTTGGAAATAATGTCAGCGTATTGTCTTCTTGACAATGTTCAGGTAAACGCCGGGGGTGTGCAACGTTGCCTTCGTTGGCCTTGTATTCGTACCGACACAATTTGCGATCAATATACAGCCGAAGGGACTATTGAAAAATATAAAAAAAACTCGGTTTTGGGCATTCAGGACTTGGGAGCCGAAGCGGTTGAAAGCATGTACATGGGAAATCGCCTTCGTGTGCTTCAACAAATACTTGAATACCGGGGCGATCGAACAGATCAAATAACCCTGATCAGTTCTAATTTGCCGATCAATCATGAAATGCTAATCAAGCGATATGAAGATCGGGTCGCAAGCCGATTAAATGAGATGTGCAACTATTTTGAACTGCGGGGTAAAGACCGCCGTAAATGCTAATTTATTAATGCGATGAAGACATATATTTCAGGTAAAATAACAGGTTTATCCTTCAAGGAAGTAAAGAAGAATTTCGAAGAAGCTGAAGAATTATTAAAAAGCTTGGGTATGACACCCGTCAACCCTTTAAAAAATGGATTATGCCGATCTGAAAGTTGGGAAAAACACATGATCCGGGATATTGAAATGCTGATGGAATGCGATTCTATCCTTATGCTTGAAAATTGGATTGATTCAAAGGGTGCAAGAATCGAAAAGTATATTGCTGAAGAACGGGAATTGATGATTTTGTTTGAATCAAAAATTATTAAGCATAATACCCATGTTCAGCGTATTCAAGAAGCTATTCATGAAGTTATGGGGCTTCGTTTTGAAGAATATACAACAAAAAGTAGACAAAGGATTGCTTATTTTGCCCGAATGATATTTGTCAATCATTGCCGTGAGTGCGAAAACATGACTTTGACGGAAATTGCAAGACTTGTCCGCCGGGATCATACAACAATGCACCATTATATCAACAATTATAATGATGAAGTAAAATATAACCCGGAATTTAGGGATATAGTCGGCCGGGTTGATAATGTTTTATCTAAAAGTGTATCACAGTAATACGTATTTTTATCATGCCAAGAAAGAAAACAGGTTTAACGGCTGAAGGAAAGGTAAAGCCTAAAAAAGCCGATTCAAATGAAAATGGAAGCTTTGACATTGAAGCTTTAAAATGCCGGGATAAAGGCAAAGTTTTGCTAAGAATAGACAAAAACTTGTCAATACTTGTCACCCCGGAAAATAACAATGAAGAATATGCGGCCCTTTATCGTCAACGAATGGAAAGGGCAAAATATAATTATTAAACATTTAATAAATCAACTTTATGAAATTATTCTTTTTTGATCTTGAAACCACCGGGACGAATCCGGGCCGACATGGTATTCACCAAATAAGCGGTGAAATCATGGTTGACGGCGTTACAAGGGAACAATTCGATTTTAAAGTCCGACCAAACCCACAAGCGCAAATTGAAGAAGACGCTTTGAAAGTCGGGGGTGTTACTAAGGAACAAATATTGGCCTATCCGCCAATGTATGACATTTATCGCAAGCTTATTAATATGCTTGAAAAGTATGTTGACAAGTATAACAAGAAAGACAAGTATTTCCTTGTCGGGTTCAATAACGCTTCATTCGATAATCAGTTCTTACGGGGTTTCTTCCTTCAAAACGGGGATCAGTATTTTGGTTCATGGTTTTGGTCAAACTCGTTTGATGTGATGGTTCTTGCAACCCCATACTTGGCCGCCAATAGGGCCGAAATGGAGAATTTTAAATTGGCAACCGTCGCTAAGGCTTTGGGAATCGAAGTATCTGAAGACAACCTTCATGATGCAAGCTATGATATTGCCCTTACAAAGGGTATTTTTCAAATAGTCACCAAATAGAAAAGCATTGCAAATGCAATGCAATTGTATAACAAAAGCATTTAAAATTATGGATTACAACAAATTATCAAAAGAAGTACACCAAAACGCCGAAAATAAGGGTTTTTGGAAAGAAGTAAAAAGCGATGAACATTGTCTTGCGCTTGTTTTTACCGAAGTGTGTGAAGCTATTGAAGCCGATCGAAAGAATAAACGTGCCGACAAGGATGCGTTTCTTCAGATGAAAGGGAAAGAAAGAAATAGCGTTTTCCCAAAGATGTTTAACCGGGACACTACAAACGCCGCTTTTGCTCAACACGTCAAGGACACACTTGAAGACGAACTTGCCGACGCAACTATCCGCCTTCTTGATCTTGCCGGACATTTGCAAGTTGACTTTACAAAGTTGCCCGGATGTCGTTATTATCGTGCCTTTCCCCGTTTTTCTTTCACAGAAAACGCATTTACACTTATCAAGGGCCTATCGAAAGAACAAATCGGAATTGAAAAGCGCATTCAATTCGGTCTTCATTACCTATCCACTTGGGCCAATGAATTAAATATCGACCTTGCCTTCCATGTGAATGAAAAAATGTTGTATAACCAAAGCCGTGAAATGATGCACGGGAAAAAGTATTGATTATGAAAAAAAGGGAAACAAAAAAAGGCTTAAACGACTTTCAAAGTATTAATAGAATACGTGAAATGCTTAATGTTGATAATGGAGAAAGCATGAATTACAAATTAAAAAGCCTTCTATTTATAGAATTTTTAGATAAGTACAAATACCAAGAAGTTCCTTCTTTCCATCGTTGGGAAATTAATGCTTTTATAGAGATAAGGGCTATGCAATTGGATGTTTTAATCAATGATTTAGATAGATACTTGAAGGCTTTGAAAAAATACAAGAAATTTTTAGACAATAATTCTTCAATATCCAAGTGGCCGGATAGTATTTTGGGAAAAAGAATAGAGTTAAAGTAATCTGAAAAATATAAAATATTATGTTAGTAGCTGAAGTAATCGGGAACCTTGGTTCCGACGCCTTGATAAAAGATTTTAGCGGGCGCAAGTATGTTTCAATGTCCGTCGCACATTCTGTCTTTTCGAAAGATCAGGCCGGAAATCGGCAAGAATCGACGGTTTGGGTGTCTGTCCTTTGGTATGGTGAAGGCGGCGGAATATTTCCTTATCTTAAAAAAGGTGCAAAAGTTTTTGTCCGGGGTCGTGAAAATGTGAAGTTGTATCAGGATCGACAAGGAAACACACAATTTGCGATCAATATTGACGCAACTGAAGTGATCCTTTGCGGATCAAAGGCCGAAGGATCGCAAGATCATTCAACGGTCCAACAGGCGGCCCCAAGTACCGCCCCGGCAAGTGGAAATCCTTTCGGCGATAACCCAACTGATGATTTGCCCTTCTGATCATGAAATATAATAATATAATTGCAATTGATCCCGATGTCGAAAAGTCGGGGGTTGCATATTTGATCAGAAACACGAAACGTTTGAGCCTTCAAAGCTTGTCTTTTCCTTTGTTACTTGATTATTTGCAAGGCGCAAAACGGGAATTAGAGAAACGCAATGAATCCTTGATCGTTGTAATTGAAGCGGGTTGGCTTATTCAATCAAATTGGCACTTGAAGCGTAACGACAACAAGCATGTAGCAAGCGCAAAAGGAAATTCAGCCGGGCGAAATCATGAAACGGGCCGAAAGATCGTTGAAATGTGCAAGCATTATGGAATTGAAGTTTTGCCAATCTTGCCACTGAAGAAGTGTTGGAAGGGAAAGGACGGGAAGATCACGCAAGAAGAACTTGCATACTTTACCGGGATAACGGGCCGAACAAATCAGGATGCAAGGGACGCCGCTTTAATTGCTTGGAATTATGCGGGTTTGCCTATTCGGATAAAAGTAAAATGATAAGTTTTTCATATCTTTAGATTAAAAGGTGTATCAGTGTGGTACACCTTTTTTATTTTGCATTGCATTTGCATTCTAATTTAATATTCAGAACGTTATGAAACCAAAGAAATTCAAAGAATCAACAAAGGTTCTTCAAAGGCCGTCCACTATGTCGGACGACGAATGTGCAGCATTGCCCGTTTACTGCGATGGCAATCAATGTGTGTCTTGTTGGAAGCCTTCTTTTAAAGAAAGGCTTTTGATTCTTATTTTCGGCCGTGTATGGCTTGGCGTCCTTTCCGGTAAAACGCAACCGCCCGTATTTCTTTCCGGGGAAAGTGTATTTGTGAAACCGCCGTTTAAAGTCCGTTTCTTGACATTTATTTACGACATGAAGCAAATTATCGTCAATGCCTTCAAAAGTGTCAAGGAAGCCTTCGGAAAGACCGACAAGCGCAATCACTTCTTGGCCGGGTTTGCAATATCGTATTTTATCGGATTCCTTTTGCCTTGGTTGGGCCTTGCAATTGCGGGTCTTGTTGGCGGAATGAAGGAATGTTGGGATTTGAAAGGCAACAATAAGGCCGAATGGTTGGACTTTATATTTACTTGCTTGGGGGCTTTGTGCGCTTATCCTTTTGCCTGTATTATTCACGCATTAATTTTTTAAGTCATGGCAACAAAAACAGTTGAAACCAAAATCGACAAGCTTGTCCCGGATAATATCAACGCCAACAAAGGAACCGAATACGGACAACACCTTGTCGAAAAGTCCCTTCGTGAATTTGGTGCGGGTCGCTCGATCCTTATTGACAAAAACAACCGGATTATTGCCGGGAACAAAACGGTCGAAAATGCGGCCGCTATTGGCCTTGAAAAAGTGATCATTGTTGAAACAACCGGGGATCAGATTGTCGCCGTGAAAAGAACCGACATTGATCTTGATTCACGTGAAGGCCGTGAACTTGCTATTGCTGACAATGCTTCAGCGAAAGCGAACATTGAATGGGACGAAAAAAATATTCAGCAAATTCAAAGTGATTGGGCTATTGACCCGCAAGATTGGGGAATACCTGAATTTGAAGAACCTGAAGAAGAAGACGAAGAAGAAGAACAAAAGAAGGACATTTCGACACGTTTGATCGTTGAATGTGGCGATGTGATCAAATTGTCTTCATTGTTTTCTGAACTGCAAGACAGGGGTTTTAAATGTGAATTAAAGGAATAAACATCATGGCAAAGTATAGCAAGAAGATCGTTGATAAGATATGTAACCTCTTAAAATCAGACAGTTACACCATTGCCGAAGTGTGCCGTCTTGTAGGGATCGCCGAAAGTACCTTCTTTGATTGGCAAGCTAACAAAGTAGAGTTTTCGGAGTGCATAAAAAAGCCCAAGACGACCGGATGCAATTCTTTGTCGCTGAAGCCAAGAAGTCCTTATTGAAGAAAGTGCAAGGCTATACGGTTGACGAAACGAAAACCGTTTATGTCGATTCAGGCAAGACAAAGCCGGGCGAAAAGCCACAACCCAAGGTCAAGGAACAAACCATTGTCAAAAAGCATATTCAGCCGGACACGGCCGCAATCATATTCACCCTTACAAACGGCGATCCTGACAATTGGAAGAACAAACAATCTAATGAAGTCACCGGGAAAGACGGCAAAGATTTATTTGCCAACCTTTCCGACGATGAACTTGACAAGAAGATCGAAGAACTTGAAAAAAAGCTAAAAGAATGAAAGTGATTGAAAATTCCATTATTCCCCCGAAAGGTTTTGCGGGGATCAACCTTTTCGGCGTTCTCTTTGTCCGAAAGGGTGTTGTTGTGTCTGAACGTATGATCAGGCATGAAGCTATACACACAGAACAAATGAAAGACCTTCTTTTTGTTCCCTTTTATCTTATCTATGTTATTGAGTGGCTTGTAAAGCTATTGTTTTATGCGTCAAAGGCTTATCGTAATGTGTCATTTGAACGTGAAGCCTATGCGAATGATAACGATGTAAATTATTTATCCACAAGGAAGCGTTTTTCATTCCTGAAATACATGTGAATATGACAAGAAAGGAAAAGTTGGCATATTTTAAGGCATTACGTGAAAGGATGATCCGGGAAAGTCGGGTCAACCTTTTGTCGTTTACAAAAGCCACAATGCCGACCTTTTCCCCGGCTTCATTTCATAAGCGTTATTATTCGATCCTGAATGACTTTGCAGAAGGCAAGATTAAAAAATTAATGGTCTTCATGCCGCCCCAACATGGTAAGTCTGAAGGGTCAACCCGTCGTTTGCCGTCTTATGTGCTTGGTCGCAAGCCTGACACAAAGATTGCCGTCGTTTCCTATAATGCACCTAAGTCCCGCAAGTTTAACCGTGAAATACAAAGGGTTATTGACACACCGGAATATCATGAAATATTCCCGGATACAGCTTTAAACGCTTCAAACGTGACAACGGTTGCCGGATCATGGCTTCGTAATGCTGATGAATGCGAGATTGTCGGACACCGGGGCGGCTTCAAGACGGTTGGTGTTGGCGGCCCTTTAACGGGTGATCCGGTCGATATGCTGATCATGGATGATATTTACAAGGATGCAAAGGCGGCTTGGTCGCCGACCGTCCGGGAATCAATTGAAGATTGGTATGATACGGTTGCGGAAACTCGTTTGCATAACGATTCACAACAATTGATTGTATTCACCCGATGGCATGAAAAGGACTTGGCCGGACATTTACTTGAACAACAAGGCGTCTATGATCCCGTAACGAATCCCGACGGTTGGGTTGTCGTGATCTATCAGGCTATCAAGATGGGTGCACCGACCGAATACGATCCCCGTGAAGAAGGTGAAGCCCTTTGGCCTGAACGACATAACCTTGAAAAGTTATTGTTGACCAAGAAACGAAACCCGCATGTGTTCGAATCATTGTATCAGCAAGACCCAAAACCCCTTCAGGGCCTTATGTACGAAAACGCCTTCAAGGAGTACGATGTTATTCCATATAGCAAGAAGATGGTCAAGAAGGCATACATTGACACTGCCGACGAAGGCAAGGACTACTTGTGTGCGATTACATACGTTGAAACCGAAACGGCGAATTACGTTCTTGATGTGCTTTACACACAGCGACCAATGGAGTACACCGAACCCAAGACGGCCGAACTTCTTTCAAAGCATGGAATCGCTGAAGCGGTTATTGAATCGAATAACGGCGGGCGTGGCTTTGCCCGTGCTGTCGAAAAGCAATGCCGGATCATGGGTAATAACTTGACAAAGATCAAATGGTTTCACCAAGGCGACAACAAGAATATCCGAATATTCTCTAATTCGGCCGCCGTGATGAACTTGACATATTTCCCAAAAGGTTGGGAACATCTATTCCCGGAATTCTATAAGGCAATTACTTCATACATGAAGGTTGGCAAGAATGATCACGACGACGCCCCGGACGCATTAACCGGAACCGTCGAACGTCGCAAGAAGGGAAGCAAACAGGATTTGAACGGCCTTTTCGGCTAAACTTATGTATAAACATGTATCACACTGATACGCAAACGATTTATTGATATGAAAATAGAAGAAGTATTTCAAAAAGACAGTCAGGCCGATATTATTGCGGAGCTGAAATCAAAGCGATACATTGAACAACCGGACGAAGCCCGATCAATCAAAGCCCTTGATCCGCTTCAACACGATGTTTTCAACAAAGCTTTACGACCTGATAAAAAGGTCAAGATCGACACGGACGAAGATTCGCCCGACGCAAGAACGGTTATTGCTGATGCGAACGGAAACCCTGAATCCGGCTATCGTTATGAACCCGTTGCCCGTATTGCCTTGGCTATCCAAAAACTGATTGTCAAGCGTGCGGTTGCTTTCATTTTTGGAAATCCCGTTGAACTCAATGCGGAAACCGAAAACGATAATCAACTTGCAGTATTGAAGGCCGTCAAACGTGCCTTATACGATGTGAAAGAAAAGTCGCTAAACCGAAAGGTTGCAAGACAGGTATTTAGTTGTACGGAATGTGCTGAAATGTGGTATCCGGTTGAAAAACCAAATACAACATACGGCTTTCCAAGCAAGTTCAAACTTCGTTGTGCAATCTTTTCGCCGTTGTTGGGCGATACCCTTTATCCCTATTTTGACGAAACCGGGGACATGGTTGCTTTTTCCCGTGAATTCAGTCGGGTCGATGAAAAGAAAGTAAAACATGACTACTTTGAAACCTATACGGACAAAGCACACTTCATGTGGACGATCGGCGGGGCCGGATACGAACTTATTGAAGGTTATCCGAAAGAAATTGCGATCGGCAAAATACCCGTGATCTTTGGTTGTCAACCACACGTTGAGTGGGCCGATGTTCAAGTTCTTATTGACCGCCTTGAAAAACTATTATCTAACTTTGCAGATACCAACGATTATCATGCAGCCCCTAAAATCTTTGTTCAGGGTGAAGTCAAAGGCTTCAGTAAGAAAGGTGAATCGGGCGCAATACTTGAAGGTGAAGAAGGTGCGACGGCGCAATACTTGTCTTGGCAAAACGCCCCGGAATCCGTGAAGCTTGAAATTGAAACATTGCTTCGAATGATCCACACGATCAGCCAAACCCCGGACATATCCTTTGATTCAGTTAAGGGCCTTGGTACAATATCAGGCGTCGCACTGAAGCTTCTGTTTATGGACGCACACTTGAAAGTTGCCGATCACCAAGAAGTCTTTGACGAATATTTGCAACGCCGTATTAACGTTATAAAGGCATATATCGGTAAGTTCAATACAAAGCTTGAATCAGACGCCGAAAGTATTCAGATCGAACCGGAAATCACCCCTTACATGATCGAAGATGAACTTGCGGCAATAACTAAGTGGACGACGGCCAACGGCGGAAAGCCCGTTGTTTCTCAAAAACTATCGGCCAAGCTTGCCGGATTATCAAAAGACCCTGAAGCCGACTTCGAACAAATGCAGGCGGAAAACGACCGGGCAAATCAATTTTCGTTCAATGAACCAACGGAAGTGTAAAGATGGCAAAGAAGCAACAAAATAATACGGAACTTATTGACTGCAAACAATGTGTATTCGGGGGTGAAGTCTTCAATCACATGATTGATTGCAACAATAAAGAACGCAATCCAAAGGGTTACAAGGTCGGTTATTGGCCCCGGCCTTGTTCTCACTTCAAGAAAAAGCAATAATGTAACGATATGGCAAAGAAACGATTGACAAAGCAAGGCTTTTCTATTCAGGGGTTTGATGTTCAGGCTTACAAGCAAACAGAATCGTATGTTCAGGCAATTGACGCACTGTATAACCAAGCAGTCGCCGAATTTGCCCGCCTTGCTTCACGTGTTAATATAAACCCGGATAAGCCTTTTTCTTTTTCTGATTATCCAAGCACACAAGCGGCCGCACAATCAATCGTCAATCAACTTGCGTCCAAGATGCAAGCCGTTATTGAAAAAGGGGGCCGGCAACAATGGTTGTATGCTTGCAAGAAGAATGATGAATTCGTTGCTTCGATCATGAACACGTCTAAGATCAGCAAGAAGTTATTATCCAAGATGCAAGATCGTAACCTTGACGCCCTTGACGCCTTCCAAAAACGAAAAGTCGGGGGCCTTGATCTATCGAAGCGTGTTTGGAAGTATGCCGGGCAATTCCGGGACACTATGGAAATGGGAATTGATGTTGGCGTCGGTGAAGGAACGTCGGCGCAACAACTTTCCAAGGATTTACGCAATAGTCTTGTTGATCCTGACAAGTTATTCCGTCGTGTTCGTGACAAACGGGGGCAACTTCATTTGTCGAAGGCCGCCAAGGCTTTTCACCCCGGACAAGGCGTTTACAGGTCTTCGTATAAAAATGCTATGCGATTGGCCCGGTCTGAAATAAACATGGCATACAAACAGGCGGATCAACTTCGTTGGCAGAATCTTGACTTCGTTGTTGGCTTCGAAGTGCGGTTGTCTAACAATCACACCCTAAACGGCGAGCCTTTCAAAGATATTTGCGACAAATTGGCCGGGCGTTACCCAAAGAACTTTGTCTTTAAGGGTTGGCATCCACAATGCCGTTGTCTTGTGATTCCGATCCTTCAAGACCCGAACGAATTCGACAAACAGGAACTTGACGAACTGAAGGCGGCGTTGAAGGGATCAGAGTATAAGAAGTATTCGTCCCGGAACCTTGTAAAAGATGTCCCGGACAACTTCAAAGAATGGGTTGACGAAAACAAAGACGCTTCAAAGAATTGGTCTTCACAGCCATATTTCATTCGGGACAATTTCAAAGGCGGAACCATTGCGGGCGGCCTGAATATTGTCAAACCGACGATCGTTCAACCTGAAGCCTCCAAAGTAGCCGAAACGGTCGAAGAAAGGATTGTTGAACCATTGCAGATGGTTTCAAAGAACATGCCGACCGAACTTGCTTCAGATGGTGAATATATGAAGGGTAAATCAATAACTTTTAAAAAGGAATTTTTCGATCTTATTGATCCTACAATGCCTATAAATCTGAAAATAGAAAAGGGTTCAAAAGGTTCTTATTATATGCCCGCAACCCGCACGGTTCATATGGCAGATAATACCCGCAACCGAACAAGCGATTGGTTTCATGAGAAAAATATTTATCATGAATTCGGTCACGCAATTGACTTCCAAAGGGGCCTTCAGTCAACGCAAGAAGTTCAAAGTCTTATGAAGTCTTATCAAACAAGCCTGAATAAAAAGATCAACTATTCAGAGTATCAACGTGATTATGATTGGAAGACCGGAACAAGTCGCTACGTTAAAAAAACGTATCCAGTTGCTAAAATTGCAGCCATTAGCGACCGTTTAGATCAGTTGCATGCAAAGATAAGATCAATGTCTGAAGACGTCTTCATACGAAGGGGAATAAGCAAAAACGACGTTATTAATCAAATAGCATGCGTACAAGATACGATTAAAGCGATCAATGTGCGTTACGGTTGGGGACATTCAACGGCTTACTTTAAAAGGCCGGGAAACAAAGAAACCGAATTCCTTGCGCATTGTTTTGAAAATGCTTTTGCAGGGAACACGGTTTTTAAGAAGTACTTGCCTGAATTATACGACGATATGATCGCCTATGTCAAGACATTGAAATGATCATTTCATTATAACGCTGATCGGGGAATCAAGGGCGTCCTTGACGTCTTCCTTCAGCGTTATTTTTTTGCCCGTTTTTTCGCATTTTTCCAACATTGGGAACAACTTATCCCCAATTTCAAGATGTGCTTGAAACAACGTTGCTTTGTACTCGCCGGGTTGCGACGTGTAGTATTCAAACAGATCGGCCCCGGACATTTTGGATAAATCAATCTTTTTCATATTTTTGATTTGGCGTTTTTCGTTTCCCTTTTTTTCGAATCATTTTGCCTTTGCGTATGATACAAATCTTGTTCCGGTAAGGGTTCCCCGGATCAATGTCATGATCATACAGGCGTTGCCTTGATACGCCCAAGGTTTCCGGGTCGAAGACTTCAAAAATTGCCGCTATCGACCCGAAATAATGGTGTGCACCCGTCGCAAATTCAACGTGAAAGATTGTATTTCCGTTCATGTATTGTTTATTTAGATAATTTATTTTCAATACTTTCAATCAATGGTGCAACATTATGCCAACAACAATTCTTTTTCATTTGTTTATTAAACCCCTTCCATTGATTCCAAAGCTCCAATTTATACTTTCCCTTTATGGTTGGTATCGGATCAATAAGACAAAAACGATTTTCAATAAACCATTTCAATGCCTTTTTACGCAAGCGTTTTTTCATTATATTTTATTTTGAATCCAAGATAAAAAATCAATATACATTCCAAACAGGCCTTCATTTTCAAAATATGAGTATTTATCAATGTTATCGCCCGTTAAAATCCAATATAACCCGGCTACGATTGTACATTCAAAGATGAAATAAATCATTAAGCAAAAGGTTATAGGAAGCATAAGTATAAAAAACATTCCGAATAATAAGCGTTTTATTATTTTCATAATTACCCCTTTATTACCGCCAACGGCGTAAGTTCAACGATACCCGTGACAAGGTCTTTTTGGTTCTCCATGACAAGGTTTATATCCTTGTATGCGCTTGCGGCTTCGTCTAAGTCCGAAACTTCCTTGATCCCGTGAATTATACCTTGATCGTCTAAAAGCTTCTTTTCGGCTTCAAGATCAAGCGTGCGTTGCGCTTCTTTTCGACCCATGCGACGCCCGGCCCCGTGTGAACAACTGAAGAAAGATTCCGGGTTGCCAAGGCCGTAAGTGATATATGACTTTGTGCCTTGTGATCCCGGTATGATCCCCGGCGTCTTCAGCCCGGCAAATGTCGCACCCTTGCGATGAACAATCACGTTTTCCCCGAAGTGATTTTCGAAGGCCGCATAATTGTGCGCAATGTTGATCGCTTCGAAGAAAGTTGTTTCCGGTAAGACGGCCCTGAAGCAATCCTTGATCTTTTCCATCATGAAGCTACGATTTGCCAAGGCAAATTCAACACAATACTTCATTTCTTCAAGATATGCCTTTCCTTCGATCGTATTAATCGGAAAGAATGCAAGTTCGGCCGACTTTTCAACTTTGGAATGCCAAAGTTCATTCATCCCAACGGCGATCTTGTTGTAATGATCTGCAACTTTTTTCCCAAGATTACGGGAACCGGAATGAATCATGATCCATATAAACCCCTGATGATCCCGTTGTACTTCAATAAAGTGATTTCCCCCGCCAAGGGTTCCAAGTTGGTAACGGGCTGAATCGTATTCAGTCAGCACAACGGACGGCGGAAAAGCTTCATTCCATGCAAACGGCGGTATTTGTTGGGCTTCTTTTTGGTGATTGAATCCCACCGGGATAATTCCTTTTATCAGGTCAACGATCCGGGAAAGGGAATCTTTGTCGATTGAAGGCAATGAAGTCTTCACGGCACACATTCCGCACCCAATGTCAACACCTACGGCGTTTGGAATAACTACGCCCTTCGTCGCAAGAACACCACCGATCGGCATTCCATACCCGGCGTGACAGTCAGGCATAAGGGCCACATGTTTAAACGTGAAAGGCAAGTTGGCAAGGTTTTTCGCTTGGGCCAAGGCCGTTTCTTCTAAATCGTCAAGCCACATTTTTATTGGCTTGGCTTCGGTTGCAATAACTTTCTTCATAACGCAAAAGTAATAGTTTTATTAATTATAACAATTAAAACATATCTGAATACATACAGCTTGTTAACTGTTAAATAAATCCTGCAAATAACAGATTAAACATGTTATAAATACTAATGATATGATAAATCCTATCGGAATCCATAAAGGTGAAGTCACGGCCCACCATGACATTTTTATCAATCCACACACTTTTAACGTTGACAGTATAAAAAATACTGTCAACGGGGTAATTGAAATTGATATACGAATTTTGCTTTTATTCCTATCAATACCCATAGCTAATAACAATAGCTGTTTGTTGCATACTATAAATAGGCCTTTCTTTAGGATCATAATACAATCCAAAGGTGTTGACAAAATGTTGTTCAAATCCGATAGACCATTTAGTTGAAATACTACGGCTTAACCTATATGAAAAGTCGTTAGCCCACAGCCCGATCGCAACTCCTTTTTTATAATCTTTCTGATACGATTTGTTATCGACCGAAAGTTTCCAAGAAGAAGCTTTAATATCAAAGCCTAAACGGTAAGAAGCAACACCCAAATT